CGCATGGGTTTCCGAACCCTCCACATCACGGTTCAACCGTAGGCCATCACCCCACAGCACCCCCGATCAATGTTTTCCGTGCGCCCAATTCCCAACCCCCACCAGTCCGGGGTTGAGTAGAGGTCAGACCATCTGTGTTTGGCATAGGCGGCTGAAACGACGAGCGAAGCGCTTCATTTGAGGGCACCGACGACATGCCCACCATCCACATTGCCAGTCTCGTTGTGCTTTCTGGGCAGAAAGAACCGGGTTTCTATTTGCTTTTGTCTAATGGGTCAGACGTGGAAGGTCTGAGACAATTACGAGCCTAGGACATTGGTTGTTATAGCCCTAGCTAAGCCGCTCCAAGGTGGGATTCCCTCTCCTTACCCGGGTCAGACTACGCCCTCTCGAACGCAGACCAGTGTGGGCCAGTAGGAAGTGGAACGATCAATGATGAGTCGGGTACCGGAAGGGGGGACTGAAACCCCTACTTTCCCTTACCAACACCAAATCACAGACCACAGCAAGCCTACTGGCGATCGGGACTCATTTAACCTCTCTCGAGTTCAAAACCTTACGGTACCCCTATTCGGGGCCTCTTCGAACCTCGGAATGCGCGCCGGAATGAGGTGGTACGAACCCACACCAAAGTGGGACCAGTCATCCGCCAGCTGCAAGCCCATAGTCAACCACCGCCGGTCGACTACTGACAAACCCAAAACCCGCATGGCCTTAATCTCCGGAGTCTAATACAACCGATGCTAGGTGATACGCCCGCACACAAACCTACATACGTAGGGTCTTACAGTGTCGCCATACCACGTAGCGTGAGGTGAGGCACTCCTTACGTAGCCATGATTCTTACCCCTGCTATCCAACTCAACTGTCCATCCACAAACGCCCCTCCTAGGTGGCATGCTCATCTATCCACCTAGACGCAGCTTCGGTTTGATCAAAGTCCCACGGGCAACACACGGACCCATCGACGCTATCTATTGGGACTTGAGCCCAACTCGTAGGTAGTGTCACCTTGAAACTCTTCTCTAACCTCTGCTGTTCCTCTATATCAATCCCCCATGCTTTCGCGAAGGAAAGTCTGGATCGCATCCCAACCGATTGATAATGTTGGGCGCTCCAGCTGTCGCTGTGGACGACACGTTGATACTCATAGCTCTCGGCTTCAAATCGTCGAGCGTAGGACGCACCTCTAGTAGCTATGAGCATGGCATGGGCAAACTCCTGTAGGACCGGTATGCCCGCATTCAGAACGGCTTCGCACTGTGCTACGCATTTAAGCACCTTTATCCCCCCTTTTAGGTCGTTATAATGCCTGTAGCTAGAGTAGGCATTGGACATAACCTTAAAGGGGTTTCGCACCATCGTCCAGCCTGCAGGACCCCACACCGGTCTGCTCTGGCCAAACTCAACCCGTTCTAAACACCCCGTTGGTTCGGACAGCGTAGCCTCAAAACCCACAGATTCGAAAACACCAGGCAGGTTCTCCTCCCAGACGCCCAACTCGTCAGCTTCAACGAAGATAAGTGCGTTATCCCCATCGACCATCATATCAAAACGATGTTTTATGCTACCACGAGTCTTTAGAGTCCTTCCGGTGAAATTAACAAGGGAACACATGACCAGTGAGTTCCCCAACCCAGTGTTAAAATCACCCGAAGCTCGAACGCCAGGAATTCGATACCTCAGGCCATTCCTTGTCCGACCACGAACCTCCAATTGGTAAGAAAGGAGCCGCGCAAGGTTGTCGGATTTGTAATGGCCATTGTACCACCTATGTTCCTCCTCCAGGATCTCTTTGCTGAAATGGGCTTCAAAAGCTTTTCCATCAACCTCCATGACGCGAACATCACGGAAATGACCCATTTTCCGCCGAATCAGAGATGCCCTCTCTCCTCCATTCAGACCTTTCGCAACCCATCTAGTCGTCGAAGCGTAGAGATTACCATACCCTCGCAGTGCTCCGTACAGCACATGCTCATAGGGCTTCAAATAGCTGGCCAGCTCCAGGTTGTAGCGGGGTGTCCGCCCCATTATCAGGCGTGGTTTGGACACTTTGGATGCCGGATTAAACTTCTCAGCCTTGACGAAAGCGTCTATCATAGCGTCCTCTGGGCCCACATACCCATCGTCTATGAGTGACTTTCGTGCAATCTCGTACCTCTTGGCCAACCTACCTGTGTAGGTTGCTACAACTTGATGGTACTCCATTCTCTCCACTGGGGCAAGCCTTGCTTCGCAAACGCGGCGCAACTCCACGCCAGCCTTTTTGAAGCTTAACATCGCGCCCTCGTCAGCTTTGAGTCCTGGAGCAGCAGTACGTTTCATTAGGGCCACGTACTCGTTGCACAGACACGGTCTGTGTATATAGGGTAGCCACACTCCCCGTGCCTTAGGTGTGTAGCAGCGGTAGATGAACCGCCTGGTATCTTCACAACAGCCACGATCAGGGGGGAGTTCCACCGTTGCGCCCTCTCTTAAAGGTAGGTCCGAAAACCCAACGCAAACTCCTTGTCCCATCCCGTAGCTGTCCTAAGTACCTGCTAATGCCACTCGCCCCGTGTCCCAGGGCTTGTAGCTTCGCTTGGCCTCCACTAAGCCGAAAACTGCTTTCCACGAGTCCCACCCGGTGAGTTGAGCTCTAGCTGGTAAGTACCCGGATGCTAAATCACCCGTCTGCTGAGCCGCAAATCGCAATGGTAATGCTCGCATGGCCTCGAACCCACTCTCCTCTTGCGGAGAACCATAAAGGGCCAATGCCACCGTGCCCGGCATGAACAAGCAAGAATCCATGTCGGAGATACCCCATTCCTTGCAGAACATTCTTGACCTGGCCCTCAAAGCCGCGACCAGAGTTGCATCTCTCTTCCTATAGAAGCAATATGCCTGCAAAGCACCGAGAAGTTCTGTACACACCCTAAGGTGCGCCAGCCCTGGATCACCCATATCCAGCGCGAAAACAGAAACCGCCTTTCCCTCCTCCCCCTTGACAGTGTTGTGGCCAACAACATTCAGCTTCATTCCGAGGCTTTCCCGCAACCATTTAAGGCCAGCTCTAGCCGCCGAGTCCCCGAGGTCTAACCACCTTGAGACTGGGTGCTTGGAACTGCCGTCAACGATGCGTTGGACGAAAGTTTGCAAGGCGTTGGTCACCTTGCCTCGGCGCCGTAATCGACCTGAAGTCGCATGACTAAAGGTGGAAGCGGTCGCTGTAGCTGTTAAGACGCAACCCACATTTGCGTCCTGGGTCTCTGCCAGACCCGTTCTTGTGGCAGCTTTCAAAGCTGCCGGAGCCCACTCGCTGCCATAATTGACAGAAACATCGTGATAACAGGTCGATAAATCAGACCTGACCTTACCCAAGGGCCTGGGAAGCAGGCCACGAGGGTCAGGTACCAAGGCCTCATGCCGTTCCAATAAGCATGAGGGGCAATCTTTCACGAGTTTAGGGTTGACCTTTACACCCTTAAGGTTTTGGACCTTCCTCACAGCGGCTGGAAGGCGCGGACTACCCGACCCCGGTTTTGACACTAACCGGCCGAACTGTTGCCCTGGAAGGCGAACCATGATCGGATTAACGTGCGTACCTACGGGTGTCGATCTCCCGTCCCACACGGAGCAACTGGCTGTACTCATAAAATTGAAGTTAAATGGTGATTACGTCACCAACGGGACAAGAGGACGTCCCCGCCCCCCGAAGCAACACCACTGCCCGGGTGGTGTCAGGCCTTTTAATTTAAATCTGTGCCCCGGGGAGGCTCAACCCCTGGGTCGTCAACTAGAATTCTGTGATGTATTACCAGCAAGAGCCGATCAAGGCCCCACATCACTTTCTGCCCCCTGATATCGGGAGGGAAAAATCTAC